GTCGCCTTGGACATTGCCGAGGCGGTGGCAACGGGCAGGCTGTGGATGGGGCGGGAGGTGCAGGCGGCAGGCGCGGTACTTTACATCTGCGGGGAAGGCTTTGGCGGCATCGGCGCACGCATCAAAGCCTGCAAGCTGCACAACAAAACGCAAGCGGGAGCCGAGATATACGTTATCAGGGCAGCCATCAACATGAGATCCAGCGCGGAGGACTTCGATCTGCTGGTGGCGTCGATTAAGGACCTGATGGAGAAGTCAGGCGTCCAGTTTGAACTGGTGCAGATTGACACATTAGCCAGAGCATTCGGCGGTGGAAATGAGAACAACTCGGAAGACATGGGCGCTTTCATCCACAACGCGGGACGGATTCAGCGGATGCTGGGCTGCGCCATGATGGTGTTGCATCACTCTGGTAAGGATGCCACAAAGGGTTTGCGGGGACATTCCAGCTTACTCGGAGCAGTGGATACACAACTAGAACTTCTCAAGATTGACGCTACGCCCAACCCGTCCAGCCCGATAGCGGGATCAGGAATACTCACGATCAGTAAGCAGAAGGATGGCCAGGACGGTTTAAAAATAGGCTTTGAGATGGTCAAGGTGGAGATCAAGTCCAGCGCACTAGGCATCAGCGACGCCCAGATCAGCTTGGCGGTTAGAGCCAGTGATGAGGCGCTGAAGCAGGAGATGCAGAGCCAAGCAGTCGAGCGTCAGGCTAAACCACGCAAGCTGCAGGAGAACCAGCAGGCGGCACTGGACGCAATCCACGATGCATTAAAGAAGAATGGACATATGACAAACGTCGGTGAGGAACGCCACAAGACGGTGTCGGTATCGGAGTGGAAGGAGGAATTTGCCAAGCTGAAGGGTGACAGTAAGTCAATCGACAGCGACTTTTACCGCGGCAAGAAGGCGATGTTTGCTAAGAAGCTGGTCGGGTATCACGAGACGGATGTAGCGAATTACTGCTGGGTGATCTACCGCGATGACGATAAAGATGAGCCGTTTGTGGCATCAGTTTGATAGGCAACTTGCGAAGTTGACTATGAAAATATAGGCAGTTGCCTATGTACTTATGTTTGAGAAATATAGGCAACTCTGTGAAATATAGGCAGTTGCCTATGCTGCAAGTTGCACAGGAATAGGTAAAAACCTAGTCAACTTACAACTTCTTGCTTAATGCAAGAAGTAAGTTAACTAGGTTGACTACCTCGGAAAGTTGGTATGGTGAAGTTGACTAGATGAGGAGTTGAGGATGGTAACGAAGAAACTTACGGATAGGGATGAGTTCCCGTCTGACCCGTTCAAGGTATTCCAGCATTCGCTCATGGTGGACATGGAAATGGCAAAGCTGGAGCATGAGAAGGTTTACGGGATAGACCGAGTGATCGACTTGGTGGAGCCTGAGTTCCGCAGGAAGTTCAACGCACAGCGGGAGCGCATCTGGGAGGCCAGCCAGGCGCGGGACGAGGAAAGATTAGAGAAAGCCATCAGGGGAATGATCGCGGCGTACAAGGCGCTCACTAGGTGGGCGGTTGAGTCAGGTATTGAGCAGATGCCTAAAATCGACTGCATGGAATACATGATGGCCGACGGGAGCCTGATGGTCATCGTGAGAAATAAACAGATGGCGACCTGGTACGAGCAGTTCAGCAAAGCGCCAGGCGCGAGGTCGATCTGGACACTTGCGGAGATTGAGTTGGTGATGACGGGTCCAACGCTGACTCAGGTACGCGAGATCAAAGCAGCACTGCCAGGTACGACAATGGTTCCCGTGACGCCTCAAGGATCCAGCGGGTTTGAGGAGATGGATAACGACATCGACATCAGCAAACCGTTTAAGGGCGGCAAGATGTTTGATACGAAGGCAGCAGAAAGGGCAAGAGATGGACGCAGGACGTGATTTATGGGATGAGGTGGTATGCAGGGTGCTTGCGGTAACAAAAAACGCTTGGAGGGTCATGTAATGCCAGGGAACCCGAAAGTGAGAGCCGATATCGCGCTGCTGGAGGACATCGATGACGAGTTGATCCTGTCGATGTTTGAGGAAGGGCGCAGCAAGGCAGACATATGCCGTGGCCTAGGCGTCGGACGGCGTGCGCTCGACACGTGGATCGAAGATAACGACCATGAGGCTAGAATAACGCGCGCGCGGGTGGAAGCGGCCTCGCATTTAGCCTGCGAGACACTCACCATAGCGGACGGCATGGACGTCGACAACGGCCAGCGCGACGTGCAGCGCATCCGGACGCGCCAGTGGCTGGCCGAGCGCTGGGATCGGAAGACGTATGGCACTGACAAAGCGCAGTCGGTGAACATCAGCATCCAGGGTTTACGCATGGAGGCGTTGCGCCACGTCGAAGTGGTTGAGCAGTTATCCACAGACCAAATGCCAAAGTTATCCACAGATTGAGTGCATTTGCTTAAAGATTGAGCATAAACACGCATAAACACCCGTTCTAATTTCACATAATGGACACTGTATCAAATACACATTGTGGAATTAGTGCTGACGATCAGCATAATAATCAATGGAATCATAGGCTTACGCGCACCATAGCCAAACGTCAGAGGGGACGCGCAGCGTGCTGAGTTATCCACAGGATGCATATCATTTGTTCGATGCACGAACTAACCTGGCCGTGGCCGCCCGACCCCCCCCCGTGGGCCGCTGGCGGCGGGGCGGTTGTGGCAGCACCTAAACACCTACCGAACCCACTGATTCACTGACCCCTACCCCCTACCCCCTACCTGATTGCGCACTATGGCTACAAAAAAAAATTTGGAAGTTCCAGAGAACCCGTTTATTGAGTTCGCCCTGCGCTACCGAAATGACCCCGTGCTGTTTGTGCGCGAGGTGCTGAACACCGAGCCTGATACTTGGCAAGTAGAGTTTCTGAATCACATCGCGGATGGAAACCGACGCATTAGCGTACGCTCCGGCCACGGCGTAGGCAAGTCAACCGCCAGCGCCTGGGCAATGCTCTGGTATCTGTTCCTGCGGTTCCCTGTAAAGATTGTGGTTACAGCGCCAACGTCAAGTCAGCTTTACGACGCCCTGTTCGCGGAACTGAAGCGGTGGGTTAAGCAGCTACCGCCGATGCTGGCTGACCAGTTGGATGTCAAGCAGGATAGGGTCGAGGTCAAAGAAGCGCCCAACGAGGCGTTCATCTCGGCCAGGACCAGCCGCGCAGAGCAACCCGAAGCGCTCCAAGGAGTCCACAGCGACAATGTCATGCTGGTGGCAGACGAGGCATCCGGTATCCCAGAGGCGGTATTCGAAGCCGCCGCAGGCTCAATGTCGGGTCACAAGGCGGTGACGCTGTTGCTGGGTAATCCGGTGCGCTCCACGGGTTTCTTCTACGACACCCACAACAGGCTGAAGGATGATTGGGTCACCATGAAGGTGTCCTGCGCCGACTCCCCCCGCGTCTCAGAGGCGTACCTGGGCGAGATGGCGGCACGCTACGGCGAGGAGAGCAATGCCTACCGGATTCGGGTGCTAGGCGAGTTTCCGCGTTCAGATGACGATACTGTCATCCCTATGGAGTTGCTGGAGATGGCGCAGCAGCGAGACGTTGAGCCGAGCCAGTCGGCGCCAATGGTTTGGGGTCTGGACGTCGCGCGGTTCGGAAGCGACAGGTCGGCACTCTGCAAGCGCAAGGGGAACGCGGTGACCGAGCCAATCAAGACCTGGAAGAATCTGGACCTGATGCAACTCACCGGTGCCGTGGTCTCCGAGTACGAGGCTCTGCCGCCATCCGAGAGACCGACAGAGATCCTGGTGGACAGCATTGGCCTGGGCGCGGGAGTGGTTGACAGACTCAAAGAGTTGAATCTGCCTTGTCGCGGCATCAATGTGTCGGAGTCTCCGGCGATGGGCGCGACGTACCGGAATCTGAAGGCCGAGTTGTGGCACAAGGCCAAAGCCTGGTTGGAGGGTCGGGACTGCAAGATGCCTAAGGACGAGGCGCTGGTGGCAGAGTTGGCTATCGTTCGGTATTCGTTCACCAGTTCCGGAAAGATTCAGATTGAGGGCAAGGACGAGATCCGCAAGCGCGGATTCCCTAGTCCGGACAGGGCCGACGCGTTCTGCCTTACGTTTGCAAGTGACGCGGTGATCGGTGCATTCGGCGGTGCTAAAGTATCCTGGAACAAGCCACTGCGCAGGAATCTGCCTCGCGTTGCATAATTGGGGAACCTTTTGAAAGGAATGGTATGAGCAAACTCTCACGCGATGACAACGGCCAGGTCTGCAACTTTGGGCGAATTGGTACTACCCAGGTCATTACTGTTGGAGCTACAAGTTCTCAGTCAAACGCTGTAGCTGCGAACTGCACAATTGTCCGGCTGGCAAATTCCAGTACAGCACCGGCTTTCTTTACGATTGGATCTAATCCGACTGCGACACTTACCACCAGCGCGATGATGCCTGCCAACACAGTTGAATACTTTGAAGTAACTGGCGGTGACAAGATTGCACTTATTCGCGGTGCGCTTGCGACTGACGTGTCCATCACGCAAATTGCGTAAGGGGAAACCATGAGCAAATTAACACGCGACGATACGGGGAATATCTGCCTGTTCGGGGACTTTGGTGCAAGCCAGGTAATTACTGTTACGACCTCAAGCCAGCAGTCTGCGACATTTGGTTCCCAGACCACGATTATCCGAATTGCGAACAGCAGCACAGCGCACGTCCACTACGCTATTGGAGGAAACCCAACGGCTAACCTGACAACTTGCCCTATGCTGGTTGTCAATGAGATTGAATACATAGAGGTAAGCCCAGGAGATAAGATCGCAGTTATTGCTGGACTTGCAACCATTTTCTCTGTAACCGAAATTACTTGAAGGAGTTATCTATGAAGATTACGAAGGCCGCGAAGAAGATTGCGAAAGTCATGGGCGAGTACAAGTCTGGCAAGCTGCACTCGGGCATGACTAAGCGCGTCGTGAAGAACCCCAAGCAGGCAATTGCTATCGCGTTGTCCGAGGCTGGCAAGTCCAAGCCTATGCCAAAAGGGAAAATGTAATGGCTACACAGACACGCGACGTTCCTGGCAAGTACCAGGCTGCGATGAATCAGATGATGACACCGGCCAGCGAGGTGGCGAAGTGTCCTACGCCTACCCAGGACGTGGTGCTGAATCTAAAGAATCGGGCGAAGGCGATCACTACTGCAGCCTACGGCCCTGAGAATCCAGCGCTGCCGAATACGGCCTACTGGAAGAAGAAGGCTGACACCTGGGACGTGAGCGTGGATGACGCGAAGAAAAGCCGTTGCGGTAACTGCGCGGCATTCAACGTGCAGGACTCAATCAAGCAGTGCATTGCGAAAGGAATCGGAAATGAAGCAGACCCTTGGGGAACGATTGCGTTGGCTGATCTTGGATACTGCGAGATCTTTGACTTCAAGTGTGCGGCGACTCGCACTTGCGATGCATGGGTTGTTGGTGGACCTAATGACGGCAGTGCAGACAATGGTGGAGACGGTGAAGACGATTCTTCTGACTCTCTTATCACGATTAACGTCGAAGGAAAGGACTAAGCGATGAAGCCTGGACTGTATGCAAACATCAACGCCAAGCAGAAGCGCATCAAGGCTGGCTCCGGCGAGAAGATGAACAAGCCTGGCACAAAGGCGGCGCCCAGCGCGGCCGACTTTCGCAAGGCGGCTAAGACGGCCAAGCCGGTGAAGAAGTGACCGCAGCCTGGCAGCGCAAGGAAGGGCAGAACCCCAAAGGCGGCTTGAACGCCAAGGGCCGCGCCAGCTTGAAAGCTGCAGGCCAGGACATCAAGCCACCAGTGAAGTCAGGCGATAACCCGCGTCGCGCGTCATTCCTAGCGCGGATGGCCGGCAACTCTGGCCCTGAGATGAAGGACGGTAAACCGACCAGGCTCTTGCTGAGTCTGAATGCCTGGGGCGCGTCATCCAAGGCAGATGCCAAGGCCAAGGCCAAGGCCATCTCCGCAAGGAATAAGGCGAAGTGATAGCGCCCATTGCCATCAGCACCGTCCACGGTAAGAACCTGGCGGTGATGCTGGCATCCATACGCGAGTACTTCCCAGAGATTCCCGTGTACTTGCGCGGTCCAGCGTCAGTCCTAGAGCGTTTTGACGCCGACGTGAAGATGATCGGGACACCGAGAAATTTCGGAGAAGACTATAACGACATCATCAACTGCGCACTAAAGGATTTTGATTCTGTCGTGGTGGCGAACGACGATATTGTCCTAACGCCCACCAGTTATCGAGTCCTGATGGATGACGTGGACATCGTCAGCGACCTGAGTCTGAACCCTGGGTGGGTGGCAGCAAGGTGCGATTCTGCGCGTGCAGTGCAGAATATCCGCTGGAATCCCGAGGGTGAAGCCATCGATATGTGCCGATTCACGTCCGAGTCCAAGATCCGGCGTGCAGATGTCATCTCTCCCATATTTGCCTGGATCTGTGCAGATGCATTTGCGAAATGCCCATTTCCCCCACTAAACTGGTACTCGGATGACGTGCAATGCACTGACCTGGAGGAACTAGGGTACGAAAATTTCGTTTCAGCGTCCTACGTACACCATGTCGGCAGCCAGACGGTTGGCGTGAACGCCGAGTCCTTAACCAATCAGGCTCTGCCCTGGCTAATGAAGCACCGACCAAAATATGTCCAACGCTGGTTTGACTCTTAACCTAGGGTCCGGACGGGACTATAAGGATGACGCCATCAACGCGGACATCCGGCCGGATGTTGGCGCTGATTGGGTGATGGATATCTCTGACTTTCACATCAGCGGAATCGTACGCTGGAAGGATAGGTTTGTAACCATCAAGCGTGGAGGCTTTGAGCGCATCATTGCCTTTGACGTTTTGGAGCATATCCCCAACCTGGTCCAGGCCATGACCAATTGCCGCGATCTGTTGGCCGAAGGTGGTGAGATGCATATTGTCGTTCCTTACGAGTTGGGCCTAGGAGCCTGGCAGGATCCGACGCACGTCAGAGCGTTTAACGAGAATTCATGGGTGTACTACTGCGCCTGGCACTGGTACTTAGGCTGGAAGGATTACCGGTTTGAGATGACTCACCTGGATTACCGTCTCTCAGAGTATGGGAAGACCCTAGAATTGGAACAAGACGAGTTGCTACGCACGCCTCGGGCGGTGGATAGTATGTACGTCGTACTTAGAAAGATACCCGTATGAACATGAACGATATGCCAGTGACCACCGACGTGGCCGCACAAGAGCCGATGGATGACACTGAACTGGAGGCGATCATCGGGCAAGACCTTGCAGATGCCATAAGTTACATCGATATGGATATTTCGCCTGTACGGGCGAGGGGAACTTCCTATTATCGAGGAGATAACTTTGGGAATGAGGAAGAAGGACGATCCCAGGTAGTGGCTATGGAGGTGCGTGACACCGTATCGGCCATGATGCCAAGCCTGATGCGGGTGTTTTTCTCTAGCGAGAACACAGTCGAGTACGTTCCCGAGACTCCGGCCGACGTGGAACACGCCAAGCAGGCCACCGACTACGCGAATTTTGTATTTAACCGTGACAACAACGGTTTTATGACTACCTACGCCATTTTCAAGGATTCGTTGGTCCGCAAGTGCGGCATTGCGAAATTCTGGTGGGAAGATACAGAAAAGGTGGAGATAACTGACTTTAGTGGCCTGGATGATCAGACCCTACAAATACTGATGCAGGAACACGCAGAAGTAAAGATTGTGGTTTCCTATCCAAATCCTGATGCTCAACCCATGCAGCCACAGATTGACCCGATGACGGGTCAGATGATGCCGCCACCACCGCCTCCCATGCTGCACGACGTGCAGATCAAGCGCGTCACCAAGGACGGCCGCATCAAGATCATGGCAGTGCCTCCAGAGGAATTGCTGATTGACCGACAAGCACGATCATTTGAGGATTTCAGCCTGATAGCGCACCGCAAGATGGCGACTGTCGCTGAACTGGTGGCGATGGGTTATGACGAGGATGAGGTTCAGGATTACGTTACGGCTAATGACCTATCCGAAAATATGGAGTATTTAGTACGCCAGCCTCTAGCAACTGGATTAGGTCAAACAGATAGCAATAACCCTATGCAGTTTCGCGTTTTGTACATTGAAGCGTATGAGCGCATCGACTACGACGGCGACGGCATCCCCGAGTTGCGCAAGATTTGCTGCATGGGTCCAGATTACAAGGTTGTGCGGAATCTTCCGGCTAGTTACATCCCATTCGTGGACTTCCCCTGCGACCCAGAGCCACATACATCCCCCATCGAGGCGATGTCCATATTCGACATCACGCATGACATCCAAGAGATCAAGTCCGAGATCCTACGCAACACGTTGGATTCTTTGGCTCAGTCCATCCATCCCCGCACCGCGGTGGTAGAGGGCCAGGTCAACATGGATGACGTGCTGAACAATGAGACCGGAGCCATTATTCGTATGCGCGCGCCTGGAATGGTGCAGCCGTTCTCCAGCCCGTTTGTCGGGCAGGCCGCGTTTCCCATGCTGGACTACATCGACCAGATCAAGGAAGACCGCACCGGCATGAGCAAGGCCGCGATGGGTCTGAACGCCGACGCCTTGCAGTCCAGCACCAAGGCCGCGGTGGCTGCAACCATCAGCGCGTCCCAGGGCCGCATCGAACTCACGGCGCGGATGATGTCCGAGGGCATGAAGAAGCTGTTTAAGGGCATTTTGTTCCTAATGGTCACGCACCAGGACAAGCCACGCATGATTCGCCTGCGTGACAAGTTTGTGGAGATCGATCCACGCGCCTGGAACGCCAACATGGACGTGAGTATCAACATCGGCCTGGGTAATGGCGACACCAACGAGCGTCTGCAGGCTCTGATGATGATTAGTGCCAAGCAGCAAGAGGCGCTGACGCAACTCGGCCCACAGAACCCGCTGGTAAGCCCGTCCATGTACGCCAGCACATTGCGCAAGATTGTTGAACTCAGCGGTTTCAAAGACTCCAGCCAGTTCTTTAACGACATCCCAGCTGACTACCAGCCACCAGCCCCACCACCTGAGAAACCGACTCCAGAGCAAGTGCTGGCCGAGGTCCAGGCCAAGTCTATTGAGGCCGACATTCAGAAGAAGGCTGCAGAGTTGGAACTCAAGCGCGAGCAGATGATCCGCGACGATGATTTCCGGCGTGACCAGTTGGCGCAGGATGGACTACTAAAGAAATATGAAATTGAGTTAAAGTACAACGCACAGATT